CGACCCATCCGATAAGGAAGCTAACTTCGCCTACCTCATTTCCTTCGATGGGATGTTATTTTCTATCGGATCAGATCTGTCATTCAATGCCAGCGAACGTGGACTCTTTGCAGCAGGTAGCGGTGGAGCGTTTGCTCTGGGCTACCTCTACTCACTCAAGCCTGGTTCCTACAAGTCTCTGCTTATGTCTAAGGTGGTAGCAGAACGCGCAATAAAGATCGCGTCGGTACTTGACGTGAACACCTGTCCTCCGATTCAATTAGTTACTCAAGAGAAAGGATAAACAAATGCTTGGATTTTTATTTGGATTACTGCTTGGCTTCGTCTGCGCTTATGCCTTCGATGCGTTTCTACAGTACAGAGATAAGCGATAATGGAAAAGACACTTCAGTATGCACTAGAGGAAGCGATAGCCTCTGGTCGCAGATCAGCAACAACAGTCTTTATGGAGATTGAACTTCGTGAACAGATAGCACAACAGTTAGAAGCAGCCAACTATCCAGGTGCTGCATTTATTGTAAGGAACCCGCAATGATTACAGATCCAAAAGAACTACTGCTATCGGTACTCCACGCTAAGGATGCCTCTCGTGATCGCAGTACTCAGACACAGGTAGGTCCATCAGAGATAGGTGGATGTCGTCGTAAGGTCTGGTACCGATTAAACAGTCAGCCTGAGACTAACGATAACCAATCAAAGCTGGCAGCAATTATGGGTACTGCTATCCACGCTGCAATCGAAGAGGCTATCGGTCACTTAGATCCAGATGGTAAGGACTACCTAGTAGAAACTGCAGTAGCACACGGTGATATGAAAGCACACGTGGATCTATTTATACCTAGTACCGGCGCAGTCATTGATTGGAAGACAAGCAAGGTAAAGAACCTATCTTACTTCCCATCAAAGCAGCAGCGTTGGCAGGTGCAGATCTATGGCTATCTGCTAGCGCAGAATGGTCACACAGTCAACACTGTCAACCTAGTTGCTATTGCTCGTGATGGTGCTGAGAAGGATGTCAAGGTTCACTCAGAACCTTACGATGAAGATATTGCACTAGAGGCTATGGAATGGTTGACTGAGATCAAGGGTATGGAGTCAGCTCCAGAACCTGAGAAGGATGAGTCATTCTGTAAGCACTACTGCCAGTACTACGACGCATCAGGAATGATGGGTTGCGTTGGCTTAAAAAAAGAACGTATCGTCCTGAGTGAAGTAATCATTGAGGACGAGCAGATTGACAAGAACGCTCTGCATTTTCTACAATTAGATCGTAAGATAAAAGATCTGGAAACTGAAAGAGATTCAATCAAGTCTTCTTTCGAGGGAACCATTGGAGTTACTGCTAGTGGTATTGAAATCAGTTGGACAAAGGTTAAAGGTCGTGAGACAGTTGACAAAGAAAAAGTAAAAGAACTTATTGGTTTTGTCCCAGTAAGTGTAGGTGAGGAAACTGCAAGACTAAACATCAAACCTAGCGGAGGAAAATAAATGGCTACAGAAGGAACAAAGTTCCAGGTTAACTACAAGTTATCTGATGGAACACTTATCAATCTTTATGCTGCAACAGTTACAGAACTAGAAACTGGACTAGCAGATCTTGCTATGAACGCACTCAACATCAAGGCAACCGGTGTCGAACTAGGTGCTAGCACGGCAGCACCAGCACCAACAGTTGCATCAGTAGCAGCGCAGTTCAATGCAACACCAGTTGCTGCTCCTGCATCAGATGGAAGCAATACTTGTCGTCACGGAGTGATGGCATTTCGTGAAGGAACATCAAGCAAGGGACCTTGGAAGGGCTATATGTGTGCTGCACCAAAGGGTGCAACAGACAAGTGCGACACTATCTGGGTTCGATGATCGGTGCGCGAGCCTCGGTTCTATGAGAACCCTGCTTGCGCTACAGTCGGTGGCGACTTCTGGTTTCCTGAAAAGGAAGCTGGAAGTTCTAACACTACCGAGATGGTTATGGCTAAATCAATCTGTAGAAGATGTCCACATAAAGCAGAGTGTGCTGAGTGGGGAATACAGAATGAAAGTCACGGCATTTGGGGAGGAATCGCTGAAGGCGAACGCAGGATAATTAGACGTAAACGACGGATAGCATTAGAGGGAGGAAGCGTTGCTTGACTTATCACGCGCTTGGAGTGGAGTGCTTACCAAGGCAACACCACTACCTGACGTGTGGCAGGGGTTAGCACTCAAGCAGATTAAGTTCCGGCGAGGACAAGTCTGTATGGTAGCTGCGGCCCCTAACGCTGGTAAGTCTATGTTTGCACTCGTCTATGCGATGAAAGCAAATGTATCAACGCTCTTCTTCTCAGCAGATACTGATACTACAACCGTGATGATGAGAGCAGCATCTGTTGCCTCTGGTCACTCGCAGGTATCGGTGGAGCTAAACTTATCTAAGGATAAGAACTACTACGATAAGCACTTTGGAAAACTAGAACATATTAAATGGGTCTTTGATTCATCCCCTTCACTGGACGATATCGAGTTAGAGATCAGGGCATACGTAGAACTCTATGGCAAGGCTCCAGAGTTAATTGTGATAGACAACTTAATGAACGTAGCAGCAGAGACTGACAATGAGTGGGCTGGCTTGCGTGCGATTATGATGGAACTGCACGATATGGCACGTAAGACTGAAGCCTGTGTACTTGTGCTACACCACGTATCTGAGCAGAGTGAGTACGGATCACCATCTAATCCACCTGCTAGACGTGCCATTCACGGCAAGGTAAGTCAGTTGCCGGCGCTGATCCTAACGCTGGGCTATGACCCATCCAACGGTGAACTCAAGGTAGCTGCAGTAAAGAACCGTTTTGGTCCACACGCTGCAGATGGCAAGGACTACGTAACACTGTTTGTTAACTACGCTGCTTGTCAGATATCGGATAAAAATGCGTGGGGTGTTATGCTAAGAAACGATGCAGTAAGTGGATATCAAGGCGGTTACATAGTCCAACAATAGATAGGGAATCTAATGGCTGAAGTACAGTTAACAAACAAGTATAGAGATAATCTTAAGATCGAGGCACTACGTACAGACGTTGATGCAATCAAGGTAGACCTCACCAACTTTGTTGGTGCCTTGCTGCAATCTGGTATCGTCGAGTTAGTTAAGGATGAAGCAGGCGATGTGGTCTACAAGATCAACAAGGTAGTACTGGTAGATGAGCAACCCGAAGTACAATAAGGCTAAGGGTGCTGCCTTTGAGATAGATGTTATGAAGTGGCTACGATCTATGGGTCAAGTAGCTGACCGCTTACGTCTAGCGGGTAAAGATGACGAAGGAGATTTAGTATGTGTTGTTGCGGGACAGACCTACGTACTAGAACTCAAGAACACGGCGAGACTAAACTTGCCGGAGTTCTGGAGGCAAGCCGAAGTTGAGGCGCTTAACTACGCTAAGGCTCGTGGTATTGGGGAAGTGCCACTGCATTATGTTGTAGTTAAGCGTCGCAACTCCGGTATAGATAAAGCCTGGGTCATCCAGGATCTAACACAATGGTTAAAGGAGAAACAGTAATGCCAGTACCACAAGGTGATATCACCACATCAGAAATACTTGTACCAGAAGTTGTACCAGTAGTCGAAGAAGTAGTTAAAGAAGTAGAAGTTGTTGCTGAGAAGCCTGCACCTAAGAAGAGAGCGAAGAAGATATGAGATACAAATTAGTAGACATAGACAAGTTTAGTGCAGGAATCTGTAACCTTTTGGTTGAGTCAGAAGATTCAGTCAATCCAAATCCAGAACACAACGCATATAATTGGGGCTTAGCTCACGCAAATTTACTTCTTTCTGGAGCTACAGTTGAATCAATTAAAGAGTCACGATGATCTGCGATAACTGTATTAAGGCAGGTGAGGAGAACTCACTCAACCATCTCAAGCGTGCTGCACACTGGCACGAGAAGTGTGAAGGATGCGTATGCCAGCACAAGACTGGTCCAGGTTGGGTAAAGGTCGAGGGAGTTCCGGTTCCACTGATGCAAACTCAATCCCCATAGGTCCAATCGTTACCTACTTCGGTGGGGAAGTACGAGAAGGACAAGATGTATCGGTCAAGTGTTGCTTGCATAGTGACACACGCAGGTCTGCGGTAATCAACACGTATAAGAACTTATACTTTTGCCACACCTGCGGTAAGGGTGGAAATGCAGTGAACATAGTCTGCATCATAGAGAACTTGGAGTTTAAGGATGGCCTCAAACGCGCAGTCGAAATTGCTACTGGAAGCGGCGCAGCGATACGCCCAAGAGGTAAGTCCGGAAACTCTAGTCGCACTAGACGAACGTGGGATCTCTGAACTTGTAGCAGCTAAGTTCCAACTAGGCACAGTGACCGATCCGATGAATGGTCACGAGATGTATGAAGGATGGATCTCTATCCCTTATATCACTGCCGGTGGCAGTTGTGTAGGCTTTAAGTTCCGTCGCTTAGATGATGGCAAGCCTAGGTATGGCTCACCTACTGGACAGAAGGCACACCTTTACAACGTGGCAGATGTGCTACCGCTATCGCCTTACATAGTTATTTGCGAGGGTGAGCTAGATGCAGTAGTTACTAGCGGGATGTTAGGTATACCAGCAGTGGGTGTCCCTGGTGTACAGTCCTGGAAGCCACACTTTCCTAAGTTATTTACAGGCTATGAAACAGTCTTTGTTGTAGGCGATAACGACATCAAAGAAGATGGCAGTAACCCAGGTGCAGACTTTGCTAAGCGTGTCGCAAATGAGATATTGAACTCAACTATTGTTACACTACCACCTGGTATGGATATCAATGACTACTACTTAGCATATGGGGCAGATGCCACCAGAACCTTGCTAGTGGGTGAACCGAAAGGGTGAGTAGAGAAGAATGGCAACAGATGATACAGACTTTGCAGCATATGGGCTTCCAGATCCTAGAGATCAATACGGAGACAGAGACAGTTCTACTGCGCCCTACACCGACAAGGTAAACCCTGAGTTTGCTTCAGATGTCTGGCGTATTATGGATGCAGCAGGTAACTTACTTATCCGTAAGCATCACGATTACGGCCCAAAGAATATTGCTCACTCACCAGGTGGACCACTTAATGGTCTGCGTGTACGTATGTGGGATAAGATAGCTCGCATCAACAACTTGGTTGACTCTGATGTGCAACCTAGCAACGAGTCCTTGCGTGATTCATTCCTCGATCTATTGAACTACTCTGCTATTGCGATGATGGTCTTAGATGGCGTATGGCCAGAGGTTGAAGTTACTGATTGTGACTGAGCTGCATCCGATTATCTATGAGTTAGCGCCGTCTGTTGCTTATGCAGTACACCGGCGCTACAAGCATTGGGTAGAGCGAGAAGATGTTACTCAGGAGTGTATTGCCTGGGGTGTTACGCGTAACGCTTACATCACTGAGCAGATGAGCGTTGAAGATCCTAAACAATTAGAATATAACCAAAGCCGTATCGCTTGGCAGATGAAGCGTGCAGTCGAACGCTATGCACGCAGGGAGAAGGCTAACAAGTCTGGCTATCAGATCAACGATGAAGTTTATTACCAGACCTTTACCCTTGGTCAGCTACTGCCATTTGTTATTACATCCATCATAGATGGCACAGTGCTAGAGCAGATGCAGGAAATGATTAACGATGGTCAGCCACGCGGATCATCTAGCCCATCAGAAGGTGGCAACCTGCTTGCTAGCCTGATAGATATTAAGAAGTGTTATCTTAAACTAGATCAGAAGGACCAGGAATTACTGCGTATGCGCCACTACGATAACGCTACGCTGCAACAGATCGCTGCCTTCCTAGAGTGTGCAGTGTCCACCGCTGATCGCAGATGCACCAACTCACTGCGTAGATTACAAGATGAATTAGGTGGGGAGACACCTTGGCGATGAGAGAAGAAGAGTTATTTAACTATCTCAAAGAGAGTCTCTATCCTGACTTGGTTAAGAGTCCAGGTATCTTCGATACTTATGACTGTACCAGTGCTAAGGCCGGACACTACATCGAACTCAAGTGTCGCCATACTCATTACCCCACACTGCTAATTGAAGAGGTAAAGTATCGCAAGCTCATCACTCAGTCTGCTGAGCGCGACCTCATCCCCTTCTATATTAACTCCACTCCGCTAGGTATCTATTCGTTTGATCTGATGGATATACCTGAGCCTGAGTGGGTTACTCATCGTATGCCAGTGACCTCAGAGTTTGCTAACAAGTCTAAGGTAGATAAGTTAGTAGGTTACTTAAGCGTTGAAGAGGCAGTGAAGCTATGATCTATGCCTTCAAGTGTGAGTGTGGTAGCACCAGAGAGATCGAGCAGTCTATCCACGCTGAGATTCTTGAGCCTATGTGTACTGACTGCCATAGTTCTATGTCGCGTGTCTGGTCCTCGCCTGCCGTCACCTTTAAGGGTCCAGGGTTCTACAGTAACGGTGGATAAAGCACTAACCCCCACCGGAAAGAGGTAACGGTGAGGGCTAGGTTGTGCTGGAAGGAAAGAAGATTATTGTAACACGGATAGTAACTGCTTGCCTATCTCATAAGTATATCGGGGCGGTATCGCTTCCACTAATTCTCCCCAGATCATCCATTCAATTCCCATAGCATCACGCGCTTCCTCGATTGACTTGGCAGTATGTCCTCCCTGCGGGATCTCATCACGCATAGATCCATAGATACCAACCGGTTTACCTTGTGTCTTATGATCGCAGATAGATCCAACTATCTTGATGCTGGACTCGAAGAGTCTATGTCTGCGTACCTTCAACCCAAAGGATGAACCGCAGAACTGAACCGGATTTACCAGTGGAGCACCAGGAACATTCTCTATTACGTATGGCTTACCGGACTCGATTAAGGCTTGCCTTGTCTGAGGGATAAGGTCCACCTTATCGGTTGATTTGCCCTGAGCATCTCTTAAATGCTTGGTGCGTGAGTGAGTCTGGCAAGGTGGACTAGCGGTGATAATATCGAAGGTGCGTAGGTAATCAAGATCCTTGATAATTTCAAGGCAGTCTGCTTGGATAAACTCATAAGGGTATCTCTTCTGCTTCTTGATATCTATACCTACAACATCAAAGCCGGCATCGGCGTAACCCTTGCTCGCCCCTCCTGCCTTGCAATATAGATCAAGGAGTCTCATTAGTACCAGCCTCTTCGATCTGAGTGGCTGAGAGCACTGCAGAAATTTCCTCGATAGCGGTGTTCAACATATCGTACAGCGTGAAGGATTTGTAGTTCAGGTTTTCTACTACGCTCTCTAAGGAGCTGAGCAATTCCAAAAGCCGTTGATCTTGGGTTATCGGCGAGGTGGTCAAGCCTGCTCTCACGGGTCCATAAGGTGATGGCACACTTTCTCTGCTGCCCATCGTAACCGAGTGCTCTGAGGTAACTAACGATAAGTGCTTTATTTTCACGCTTCTCCTCCATCGTTGCCTTTGTCTGCACGGGAGCTGGCTTGGTTGCCTTCTCCTCCACCCGTAGGTGGTGTATCGGAGTCAGGATCCATAAACTCACTAGTGCTGCCGTCAATATCGAGCCACTTCTTACCCATCTGTTCATCTACAATTTTCTCCTGTTCGAGCAGTTCCTTGTATGTCTCAGGGTAAGCATTGGATAGGCGAGTCATAGCCCTCTCCCTCGCCCGCCTATAATTTCGATAGACCACCGCGCTACGCTTGGCAGACTCTATCCTTCTAGCGATCTCCGTCATTAAACTTCTCCTCCGTAACTATAAGTGCATAGGCTATCAGTAATACTATGATGATCCCGATAGTAAACCTCATCCGTCTGCCCCATACGCCATAGATTTCGTCACAATATCGGTGATATCTATGGGTCTACCGATCATATAGGCATCCTCCTCGTTACTATCCCACGCAGACACCAAGATCCGGCCAGCTTCATTACCTCTAAGGTACCAGTTGATGGCCTCGCTCTCATTGTTACCGCCCCATAGGGCTACGCCTTGCTCATCGGTAACCTCATATAGGTTGATGAGATCATATTCTTTGGGGTGGAAGCTCGTCATCGCCCTCTTCTCTCTTCTAGGTAGTTAATCATATTTATTTCTTCTAGCGCCTTAATCATACGCTTAAAGTTCTCAACGGCGCCCTCGCTATCTCCGTTGGTGAGCTGCTCCTGCGCTAGATTACTGCATAGTTCTGCCTTAGCTGCCAGATATTCTTTATTCATTACTTTCCCTCTCCCTCTACTGGGCAGTCATCGTGTAATTGTCCTTCGCCGTCGGTGTCCTCGCATATGCACCAACCGAACCGTTCTACTTGCGTGGCGTGAGTCAATTCTGCCAGCTCACCCCAAGATATAGCGTCTTCTTGCATTACTTTACCTCTCTCTCTTTGATAGTTAGTTTATTCTCACACTCTACGCAAGCGTCAGAATTATATTCTTTGCGGTCATACTCTCTCCCACACGCACACGTGATCCACTCCGAGTTATCATCGAAGGCCGGATCAACCGCGTACCAGTAATCACTCATCATCGCCCTCTCTCTCGTGTAGGTATCCGCCCATAGTGGAGATTAGCCCCGTGTTAATTACTAAATCTCCGGCACTATCTATTGTTACTCTTGCACCGGGCATATTCTCCTCAACCCATAACTTTAGGTCTTGCAAGGTATCTACCTCTTGAAGTTGCATAACTTGCCCTCTTTCTCATTACTTTACTTAGGGCTACTTGCCCTCCCCCGCACCCTCCCCTACCGTGAGAGGGTGCGAGAGATAACCTATAGCCTATCTCTTACCTTACTATACCGTATCTCTAGTCTAACCGGCCTCGATCTCTCACTAATTCACGCGCTAGGCGTACACTCTCGCGCTTGGTATAGCCCGCATAGATCTTCTCCCCTAGGCGTGAGCTACCCCGATAGGCTACGACCCGGTAAAAATTGCCTAGGATAGCGTTACCCTCGCGGGTAATAAGTAACTCCACTCTCTCGCTCACGCGCTCACCGCCTCAACCCATAAGCCGGCGAATTTGTACGCCTTAACGATAGCTCTCGCCCGCGCCTCGCTTAGGTCTGCCACCGCTAATATCTCGCCCGTGTGCGTGTCCTTGATGATCGTGTGACGCTTAGCCT